CCTGCTGGTAATTGGTTGGGAGTAGTGCCACCTTGCCCCTGTTCCTTTAACAGCTTATTCTCTTGCAAAACTAATGCAGAAAGATCAGAATATGAAAATTCTCTTCCATTATGTACTAGTGGCAAAGATGGGTCTTTAGCATTAACTAACTTAGCAGCATTCCTTTCAGCATCATAAATAATTTGACCATCTAATTGATGCAGTTTCTTTTCCAGCACTGCCTGGTAAGCAGGGATTCGAGCAGCATCAGGTATCTGATCATTCCATTGGATGCCACTAAGCTGAGTCTGCTCCCATAGATGCTTCATCTTGCTTACATATCTCTGCTCAATTAGCGACTTGTCAGCCTCTGCCTTGCTTACCAAATCATCATACTTGGCTTGTGATTCTGCCATCTTTTTCAAGAACTCCTCAGATTGGTTTGAATTGACAGAGTTTTTTGCCTTCTCTTCAAGTTCCTTCATCTTCTTAAGAGCAAGCTTGATTTTGTCTCCTGAGTTCTTAGTGACTTTCAATTCTTCCACAGCATTGCCATCAAGACCATACTCCTTTGCCATTCTAACTATCTCCTCATCATAGCCCATCATGTAGTTACTGATGAAGTGCTTTTTTAAATCAAGGCTGGTTTTGGCAAGTTCCATATCATAAAGATTGGTGTTGAACTTATTGCTAACTGCCTCCGGCACTTGAATGTCATTCAGGACTGAGGCTGAAATCATCAAGTTAAACTCAGGATCATCTGATACTCCAGCCCTCTTGGCTTGAGCAATCAAAAACTCTTTAATATTCATGCTCATAGTTGTGGGTTTGAAAATGACTCAAATAAATCGGCAGTGTCCAAAGTAGGCTCATCACTTACTTCTTCAATTGCTTTCTTCTTTCTCTTAGGCTTCTCCTCAGACTCAGCAGCCAATTCAGCCTCAAGTTCTGCTCTTACTTGTGCCTTCAATTCTTCCTTGAGTTTGCTGAGAAGTTCAGGATTACTAAGGCTGTTCATGTCTCCTCCGGCTGAAATTGTCCTTCCAACAATCACATCGCCCAAAGGTCTCACCTTTGCCCAGCTATAAGACCTCTTATTGATTGGCTTCTGCAATTCCCGAAGTGCAATACGAGCATTAACTTGAAATTTAAATGCATGGTCTTGCGCCCCTGTTGTTGGGTTTAATTCCCAACGAACAACCGTAACTTGTGCATTACTGCCACTTTCTCTGATGGCATCTTTAATGTACTGTAAATTATCCATTTTATAAATTGTTTAAAAATTACCCTGTGTGATGAATTGTTGTTCTTAATGTTCCTGTTACTGTTTCTTGTGTTGCTATGTAAGGCTTAAAGCCATAAGCCAACATATCCGACTGAATAACCGATGTCATGCCATCAAGACCATTGTTTTGAACCCTTGTTCTTTCCTCATAAATCTTTGCTCCTTCCAAGCTTAATATGTAAGCATGTGTCAGCCACATGCCATCTCCTTTCCATAGGTTTGGCAGACCTTCAATTTCTACTCTTTCAATTGTCTGCACTCCATAGCCTGCATAATATTCCCAACCTAAATGCAATAATTCAAACTCAGGCAACTGTCTCCAGTTTGTCGATAGTTGAATAAGCTTATCCAATTCAAACCGAGCATCATCTTCCAAAACTAAAACATATTCAAGCCCTTGGTCAATTTGCTTTTGCCAAACTTCACGATGAGAAGCACAGCATCCAATTTCTGAGATGCTCATCTTAGACCTTTTATTTTTAATCTTAAGGCTATTGTCAATTCTATGCTTGATAAAGTTGCCATCATTGGCAACATGGCACTCAGCCTTATTGCCATGCTTATCAACTAAGCCAATTACCTTAAGATGCTTAATCATGTTAAGCTTCCTTTTTTGTGTAGTTCTTAGGCTAATGTAATAGATTGCATCAACAGGCAACTTCACAATTGATTCTCTCTGTAACTGAGAGATTGATTGTGAAGAATCCTGTTTCAAAATTCCTTTCCTCAAGGCCGAAGAATTGTCTGGCGATTGCCTTTGAATCATAATCTGTGGATTCGTATGTTATTCCTTTTGTTCGGTTAATTATAGAAGTAATGGCAAACTCTGCACTTTCTAAAGTGGTATTCGCCACAAGCTTAATTGTAACTGTCCTGAGCAGGCTATTTGCTCTGCCTCCGGCTGGCTGTTGCTGAACTGAGGCTGATTCCCTGACCAGGAACATTACTAACTTGTAGCCATCATTAACAGCACAGTATGTTGTTCCATCTTTAGTAACATAATTGCCTGCCTGATTTTCAATAATGCTCTCAACAGCCTCGCCATAGTTAAGCATCTGATTGCCCGGGTAAGTTCCAGCCAAGTTATTGCATAAATCAACAATTGCACTCTCTACTGTTACCTTAGTCAATGTCATCTGCTCAAGTATTGAATGGCTAATCTGTTTATTGTTTGCAGGCTCTGCTCTAACTCTTTATCTGTGAGTTCAAAGATAGCCCCAAATCTTTGTTCCAAATAGCCTGCAATTTTATTTTGTTCAGCAGACACAAAGGTAACACCATAAGCTTGATCTGAAATAGGTATTGGCCTCCAACTTGCCCACATGTCTCCGGTAAGAGTTAAGTCCATGTAAGCAGTCTGCCTGCCTAACTTCTGCCTGAACTCCTTATAACTTCCAAAAGAATCACCACCACCAAAGGCTTTCTGTTGCCTCTTATTTGCAACATCTCCAAACCTTTTACCTATTGGGCTTGATGTGCTGAATGATTTGCCTGAGTCATAAGGAGGCAGGCTTGTACCATCTGACTTCTTACCTTCCTGTTGCACTCTGCCCTGAACTGCCGGAGCAGCATAGATAGCAGCAGCCCTGAGAACCTTATTGGCTTGTGATGCCTCTTTAAAGTTCTTGAACTGTTGCCTCAGGAAAGCAGATGTTGAATCGTAGACAGGCATAATTCTTAAAATATATTTGCAGATAAAAAACCAATGGCTTAGTATTGCACTCAAATCTAACCAAAAAAAAAATGAATACACAAAAAGCAAAAGTAATAGATGTCATGGATGCAATATTCATTGACCTATTCACAGAAGACCTAAAAGAGATTCAAGAGGCTGTCTACCGGTATGGTGGTAATATTATAGTCTATGAATTGGCTGATGAATTTAGAATCTCTTACACCTTAAATGCTCATCCATTCTCAATGATGATCTACGGCATTCACATCAACCAGCATCAATATGAGTCTCAAGTTAAAGCCTTTGGAGGTCAGCTTAAGCAATTTAAAAAAGGTGATAAATTAGTACTTATTGATAACCTTTATTTTGTAGAGTCATGAACAGAGAAATAAAAGAAGTTCTTAAACAGGCTTTAGTAATAGGCTTTACCTATTCAGTTTATCTAATCTTGGCCTCATTGCTCATCATTAAATTTGTGGCTTATGTCTTCAAGTAATGTAACCATCTGCCTGACCTCTTACAAGAGGTTTGACCTACTTGAGAGAACAGTTACAAGCCTCTTGCAATTTTGGGATGATGTTCCGCCTTATGAGTTTATTATTCATGAGGACTCAGGGTCTGTGCCTATGGAGTTTAGAAGGCTATTAGATCAATGTGTCTATGAGGAGTGGAAGCTGATGCCTATTTGGTTGTTTAGTGAGAATGTTGGACAAGTCAATGCCATTGATAAGATGTATGCGATTGTTGAAACTGATTACATTTTTCATTGTGAAGATGATTGGGAGTTTGATTGCTATGGCTTTATACAGGCTTCTAAGCAAGTCCTAAAAGACAATTATTCAATTGCATGTGTTTGGCTTAGGTATCCGGCAGACCGCAATGGGCATCCAGTAATTGGACATCCATTGACCACAAAGAATGGCACTAAATACAATATGCTTAAACTTAATTACCGAGGCAGTTGGCATGGGTTTACTTGGAATCCTGGTCTTCGTAGGCTTAAGGATTACAAGGAAGTAGGTAAGTTCAGCAACTTCACTTATTTTGACCCAAAGAACCCATGCAAGTCAGAGATGGATGCCAATGCTAAATACTTAGAGCATGGCTTCAGAGCAGCTTCATTACTGAGAGGATATGTAAACCACATCGGAGGCAAAAATTCAACATCTAAATTCAAATAAAATGGCTAAGGAGAGACTTTATAATAAGATCACTGCATCCTGCACGGATGAAGAGAAAGACCGATGGCTTGTGGCAGTAGGTCAGCAATCGGCAGCAATGGTTCTGAGAAAGATTATAAGAGAGTACTGCATTGAGCAGGAAACCATGAAGGAAGAACTTAAGAAGCTTAAACTTAGCGATAAGTAAGGCTCATGCTGGTTGGTGTAATTGGTAACAGGCTGACTCATAATCGGCAGATGAGAGTTCGAATCCCTCACCAGCAACTAAATAATTAAACAATGAGGTTAATAATTGCTTTGCATTTTTTAAGTCAATTGCTTTTGTCTGCATGCAAAAAGGATGATTGCCAAAACTGCACTCAGATGCTTTCTGAAGACTACTATCCGGCTCGCACTGGCTACCCAAAGACTACCTCAAGCAGTTACTATTCATGTGGCCCAAACAACTCATGGATAGGCAACCAGGTCAATGTGCAGAGATTCATCCTTAGTGATACCTTAGTCACTAAAATTTTATCAGTGGATTGCAAATAATTATACTTTTGCACTATGCAAGCAACTCAGATTCAGGAACTAATTGACTGGATAATTGACCATGAAGGTCACATTGATTGCAATGATGTCTTAATAAAGGCTGAATTAATTAATATGAGGTCAAGACCGAGGATTGCAGGCTATCTTTACAACGGAAAACTTTACAAATCAATAGATGAATTTAGGCTTACCACTATGAATGACATAGATGATCCTAAACCACTTTTTTATTCCTGGTAACTATGGGTGCAATCACAGACTACTTCGGGGCAGAGACTACTCATAAGCCTAGTGTATTAATTGACCATCCTCAGCATTATGGTGGAGAAGAAAACCCTTATGAGGCAATCAAGGTGATTGAATCTTGGAATCTTGACTTTGCTTTAGGCAATGTGATTAAGTATATCAATCGGGCAGGCAAGAAGGGAAGCAAGCTTGAGGATTTAAAAAAGGCTCAGTGGTATATGAACCGAGCAGTTGAGCAAGCAGAAAAGTTTTAATTATGACACTACCTGAAGGAATCATTATTCTTGATTATTCGCCAAAGCAAAGGCAATTTCACTTTGAAAATAATCCTGTTGCCTCTAAGACTAATGATTGGAAACAATTAAAGGCAATGAGTTATGATGATGCTATTTACTTTTCTCAATTTATGGAAAAGAAATATGTTGATGGCAGAGACTCAGGAATATTGCCTGAATTATCAATAGTTAAATTAGAGTTGGAGTTATTCCAGCAACTAAAAACTACAAGAAGAAAGTATGCAGGCAGATAGGTTTTAATTATACCCTTTAGGATATAGTTTGAGCATAATTGCACAAATTATACCCTTTCGCATATAATTGCCGTTAATTACTGCACTAAGGCCTAACAAATCCCTGCTGGATAAGTCCGGCATTGTCACAATTAAAGCACAATCCTTCTCCTCTTAGATTCAACTGTCTTGCCCAAATTGCCAAACTCTGATTGTAACCATCTAAGAAGGTAGCCATTGCTCTCTCAGTAAACTCTCTGTTGCCTTGGCTAAAATAGTTAGCCCTTGGTGAGGCAACCTTAGCCCAAAGAATCTGATAGCAAAGCAGATTAGCCCATGCATCAACGAGAAACTCTTTCTGCTGACAAATAAAGCTATCAAGTGAACAGAGCAATTGAGCATCCATGTAAATACCTGATTGGCTATTGTCCTGACTCCAACTATCTCCAAAGCCATAGCCTAAAGGAGCAGTAACCGGAAAGATGCTCCAACCATTGCGCCACAGGTAGGTGAATCTTGTTGCACATTCCAAGTCCATTTGATTCCAACCCCAGTCAATAAACATCCCGGTGGTGGTTTCTAAGTTGGTGCAATCAACAGCAGCCATTATGTTGATCTTATCAAAGTCTGAGTAAAACTCATTATTGATAGGAACATAATTCATTCCTGGTTGCATGTCATAAGTGCCTTGGTCAAGAATGCTTCCATCTTGAGTTTGATAAATGTACCAAGGACATGCAGTAACAACTGTACTGCCTGCATTATAGACAAACAATTGTTTAATCCGGAGGCTTAAATACTTACTGCCTTGAATGCTTACAAATGCGCCCTTTAAGATTGCCTCTTGAGGAACAACCTGAATCTGTTGCCACTGCTGAACGAAGTTCTTGCTGGTCTGAAAAAGAACTTGATCAAGTTGCGCCTCTGCTGATTGAAATAAGGCAAGCTGAATGTCTCTTTTGATTCTTACATAAGAGACAGCCTGTGCAGAGTTCCACATGCCAATGTAAGAGGCTTGCTCAGGAGTGGCAATCTTCTCAAGCAATTCTGAAGACATGCCAGGATAATCATTGATATAGATTCCTGACAATGGCACATCAGTCGAGCAACCTTGAAGACCGATATAATTCTGTAAGCAATTCATGAACGCAAGTTAGTTATGTTTCTTGAGAAATTGCAGGTGTAGTAATTCGGAAAATCTTATTGGTCAATGCAACCCAAGCACCGAGAACCTGACCGAGTATGAACATCAGTACGCTGTCAGATGCACTTACTTTCTCTACCTGATACAAATACCCAGTGCCTAAGAGCATGCCTACAAGGACAACAGATGTGCAAGTGTAAGCATAGACCTGCATCCTCTTCGAATAGAGGTGTTGATTTAAATCCCCGGAAATAGCCCTTTGATTAGACCTCCCACGAACTTGCCTCTTCGTTCCGCTTTGTCTGCTTTTTGTGCCTTGACCTGGTTGCATGAATCCAAATATAAGACAGTCTTAGCCAATGCCATGTTCTGATTGTGAACCGTATCCACCCTCTGATGAATGTTCGCCAAGTCAAATCCTGAAGTGATGCAACTCTTTGCGAGGTACTGAACATCATTGCTAATCTTCGATTCAACATCATAGGCATGGTAAC